ATACTCAATATCAGTGATTTCACCCAGGTTTTGTCCTCCTGGGAGAGTTGAGATTTCTGTTCCTCTTCCACCTTCACGTCTGGGGAGCCAGAAATCTTCGAGCATTGCCATGTGTTTTTTGTCATCACGCATTTCTCCCGTGTTTGCATCATAAACCATTTTGTTGCGATAGCGCATCATTACGTCACGCAGATATTGCTCTGCCTTCATTTTTGGAAGGTTGCCAACATCGATGTAAAAAATTCTACGCTCTGGAGCACGGGACAATCTGTAGATGACCAGTGAATCCTCAATCATTCTAAGTTGATTGAGCGATTTGATTGCCTTATGAAGATACGAAAGGGTGTTCCCTTTATTACGATCTACCAGTCCAGATGTGCAGTAAGAAATAGCGTCTTTGGCAATTTTAATACCCTTATCACCATTTGCCTGAGTTGGATTTGCTACTGGATATGCAAGTTTGGGTTGATAAAGGAAATATTCTTCCAATTCAGGAAACTCATAATCCATTGGATCTGAATTTCTATTGTTAATTCTTGCTACTGCGTTTGCTCTGTCTTGTGGTTTATGTTTTTGCTTACGAATATATCTCATTTTCATTGCGTCAACATAACGCAACTCTTGAATTCCTTCGTTAGGATTTTTTAAATCTATAATTTTATGATAGTAAATACGACCATCGATATACCAGTTACGATAGATCTCATGTGCTTTTTTATCAAAATCCAATAAATCTAGGATGTATTTAAATTCCTTACGAATTTTATTCTTAATACCGTCACTTGCATTAAGATTTGATAGTTCAATTTCTACAGGACTATCATTTGAATCGGAGACTACTGCCTCATTTACAATATCTTCAATAGCACTATCACACTCAGGATGAAGTGACATCTCGCGATATCTTTTAATTAATTCAAACTCGTTTCTATATACACCTTCTAGATCAACATGAGTACCAAAAAAACCACTACTCGCGTAGTGGTCAACCCCGTCCTCGTTACTAGGAGGAACAGGGGAGACCGCTCCGGGAGATAGTGGTTCTGTGTTCTCAATTGAGAATCCAAATAATTTGGACATGATTTATATTATTGTGGTTTTCCTCAAACTATTTATCAACCACTGACAGCGCCACCATCACCAAGCAGTTCAAGTGACTGAACCTGGAAGGTTACGGTGAATTCTTCGATAGCATCTGATGAATCGTAAGAAAGATCAATTGCAGAAACTTCGGTTGGGAAGATATCTACAAATTTATACTTAGCAAGAACAACGTTGGATTCTCCACTGTTGTTTCTGCTTGCTTTGTTAGCACCTCTACCCAGTTGATATACATGAGCAGATGCCATATATGCATCGGGACTGGTTGCTCCAACGTTTGTATCTAACTTAGCAATTTGCTCAGTCCACTCTTCAAATGCTCTTCTCAGGTTGAAGTCTTCATCATTAATGATGGTTACACTCCAAGTATCGATAGTTCTATCTCCTGCAACCTTGAAGATTCTTCCTCTAAAAGGAACATCGATAGATGCGATGTTTTGAGCAGGTAAATTAGATGCTTTGCACAAGAATGCAAAATTAGTAGCATCAAATCCAGGTAATTCAAAGTCTAACTCACTAAGAGTCATCTCAACTTCAAATAGATTGGGGCGAGCACCGCCCCCAACCATTGCTGACTTAAACTGAGAAATTGTTCTGTTTTCTTTTTGTGCCATTGTTTGTGGTCCTCCTTTTGTTATTTAGATAATATTATCAAACTCTACCGACTACTTCTTCAAAAGAAATACCAGTTCTGGTGGCAACAAACGTAAGAGTAATAAAGTTAATCGACTTCGCTGGTTTCAGGAAGATGTCTGCTCTAAACTCATTGTTATCAATGACATCAGGTGTGTTGTTTGAAGAATCACAAACAACGAGGAATCCGAAGAGACCTCTCTTTGCCTGAACATCGCGGAGGAAAGGTTCAACAATGTTTCTAAAGTTTGCTCTCGTCAACTCATCGTTGAGTTCAAAGAGTTGTGCCTCTGCTGCTCTCTCAAGTGCCTGTTCAACTGTCAGGAACAAGCGACGAACATTGATTCTGTCGAATGCAGATGCATATCCGAGAGCGGTCTTATCACCAAAGAGAAGTGTTCCAATGCCTGGTTTTGTGACAAAGGAGTTGATTCTCTGTGGATAGAGACGATCTCTCTGTGCCTTGCTTGGGTTATATGCAAGTTTGACAGCGTTGTTAATAATACCGCGCTGCTGACCTGCGGGAGAGAACCAAGGGAATGCAACGATTGATGTGCGAGTCATAAGACCAGCAACGTCAGCGTTGGCGGGCACATAACGGAATTCGTTATTAAATCTATCGAATTGATACTTATAACCACTATCAAACACCGCGTAAGATGAAGAAGCTAACGTGGAGAAGTAATTGATAAGGTTATCGGTTTGGTCATTGGTATTAGTTACATTGACCAGATTTGTTCTGTGAGGTCCAATAACTGCCATGCAGTCTTTTCTTTCACTAGCGATAGCAATAAGTTTATTTGCCTTTGCTTGTGATTCTGACTCAGTGTCACATCCAGGACCCATGATCAGGTAATCTACCTCAATCTCGTCTCTGTTAGAGAAGAGATCGTATGCTCTCATTGTATCGGAAAGTTCCGACTTCATCGCTCCTTTTACGGTGCCGTAATCGAGACCATTAAGAAGAGGATATGTTACATTACCGATGGAGGAGAAAGTAACATCTTGAGCGTCTTGCGAGAACTGACCATCAGCAGTGCTTACAGGAACGAAAGCATTTGCGTCTCCACTGGTTGTTGTAAATCCAGTTGCTCTTGGAGTAGTTCCATGATGGAGGTCAGGTGCCAGAGATGCATTATATCCAGCGTAAATATTCTCTGAGAAATCTGCAAGATAGTCTTTATAGTAAATTCTCTGTGGAGCGTTTACATTAGAGATGGCATCATTTGCCTTAGAAAGACTGAGGTGCTTTTCAAGAATGTTGCCTCTAATTCCTGTAACCGAACCAGTGTCATCAGCAACTACGATATGGATAGCATCATTATAACCTTGTCTATCAGTAACATATACGTTAGTAGCTGGTTTGGGTGCTAAAGTTTTCCAGAAAATAGTTATGTTGTCGAGACCCAGAGTTTGCTCTTCATACCAGTCTTTGACTGAAAGTGCAACAGGAGTAAATGACTTAGCAGCATCTGCACCATTACCCGTGTTGATGCCAGAATTATTGACAGGGAATATTGCATCATTACCATCAAAGGCTTTGAGTGCATTTCCTTCGGCATAGTTAATTCTTGTTTCAGTTCCTCCAGAGGATACTTGAGAAACAATCTTAACCTCAATTGTGCTGAGCGAAGCAGAGGTTGAAGTGTTAACACCAGTAATGATGCCTTTAAGTGCTCCAGTAAAGATACCCGTAGTACCAATACCAGGTTGTACTGCACTGATAGCAGCAGTTACACCAAAACCAATTTGGAATCCAGCAAGACCAAGGTTAGTTGTATTAATACCGATGATTTGGTCTGCAGCATCATCGATGTAGCAAACTTTCAGTTTATCTGCCCATGATCCAGGGTTCTTAGCAGCATACGTGAAAGATGCATCTGTGGTGTGATTATTCTGGTAATCATCGTAGTTATAAATTTGCAGAGCATTTGTTGATGCAATACCAACACCAGCGTTTGCGTTTCTTAAATTTGAATTAGCAGTTCTTGCTACCTTGAGGACACCGCCATAAGAAAGAAAGTTAGAAGCACTCATCCAATACTCATACTGAGTATCAGTTGACAATGGTTTGCCGAAAGTGTTAATTAACTCTTGCTCTGTGCTGATGTCAATTGCTTCTTCGACAGGTCCAATTCTAAATGGACCAGCGATTGCGCCAATATTATCTAATACGTTATCAGCTCTTCCTACAGTTAGGTCAACCTCCCTTACCAATACTCCAGGAGATAATTGAGGAGTCGCCATGTTTTTGTTCTCCGTGTCTCAGTTTATCTGAAAGTATTTAGAATTTTTAGCACTTTCAGAGGGGAAATGAGACGTGAATTACCAATCTGGATATTCCCAATTTATATTTTGTTTTTTTGGTGTATTCGTCACTCTGTTTATAGTGCATTCTTTGCATTCATATGAATAAGAGGATGCGACAGGACCTCTGTCTTTTCTTGTTCTATAAAATCCTTCAATCAAATTTTTTGTCTCACCACAAACTCTACATTTTCTATCTTGAAGTAAAAGATGACCAAGTTTTATTTGACCATCAAAATCAATCATGATAGATATTCCCACATAAAAGATCGATCACCGTACTCATCTGCCTTGAACCATCGGTCACCCTCATCATCAACAAAACTACTATCATCTAATCCATCTGACATAAATCCAAAAGGTGCCATATCTTGTTCAATTTGATTTTTCTGTTCCTCATATAATCTTTTTCTTACATCTTGATCGGTTAATTCTTTAAAGTAGTCCATCTGAACTAACCAAGCATATATTACAAGACACATTGCCAAATCATCATTACAACCTTCTTCTGCTTCAAATGAATTACTCTTTGAAATAAACGTTGTTAACTCTGATATAATTTCATAGTCACAGAAGATAAGTTTATTTTCTTCTATTAAAGTTTTTAAATTTAACGATCCAACTTTTTTAACCGTCTTGGACATTTTTACACCAAGTTGAGTTTTTTTACCAGAGAATCCCTGTCCAACAATCTGCCCTGCTCTACCTCTCATGGAGCACATTAATAGATTTTGATATTCAAGATCATATTGAATAATACTTGCAACTTGATCACCAATATCATTTACTTCGCACAAAATGTATGCTCCATTATAATTTTTTGCTACCTCATAAATGATGTTAGGAAATAACATCGGTTTAATTTCATTATTTCTATACTTGGCAACAACTTTATGAGGGAACTCTGTAATATCAACACACACAAACGCTGAATAATCTTCACCAACTCCTCTTGCTACATCAACTGTTATTACATAATCATGTTTATCTTTTGGTGCTTCATAGATATCCAATCCTGCATTTCGTTTTAAGGGATTTTCATATACTAAAGATCTTAATTTACTTGGTGCAATCAATGTATCAACTGATCCTAAAAATTCACACTCAAACTCAACTTTAAATTGTGCTTCTGATGTGTTAGCAACAGTTGTTGCTTTCCATTTATCATCTCTTCCTGGAACTTCTGACCAGTGAACATCAGTAGGGACATATTCATTTTGTGATCTCTCCGCATCATGCCACATACGGTAGAAATGATTCATACCATGTGGCGTTGAAACTATGATGACTTTTGTGCTTTTACCAGAAGTAATAGTAGGATAAACAGATGCAAAGAAGGAATCAGCGACATGATTGGGAACGAACGCGAATTCGTCGAGAAAGAGGATATTGAACGACATGCCACGGACAGCACTTGCAGATGTAGAAGCTGCCAATATCTTACTGCCATTTTCTAACTCCAAAGATCCTCTGTTCCATACTAACACACCCTGCTGCATCCATTTAGGTAAGTTTTCATATGCTGTTTGAAGTCTACCTAATAACTCCCTAGCAGTTGCTGCTTTGTTTGCTAGTATACCAATATTAACACTGTCATTAAAAACAGCGTAGTGTAAAAGATACGAAACTACAGTAGTAGACTTACCAGTTTGACGTGGCATTTTACAGATATTAAATCTGTTTTCATGAAAGTTATTAATTAATTTTTCTTGAAAGTTATATGGACTAAAAGAAACTAAACCTTCATCAAGAGAAACAATCTTTACATAATTTTTTGCAAAGTAAACGGGGTCTTCTTTGCACTTCATGAATTCACGGATTTGTTCTTCCGTGAATTCAATAGGGGTATTTGCTTTTTTT